GTACCGTACAACGAAACCGCTAACATTGGTGGCCGTTACTTAGAGCGTTTTGCGCCCGGTGCTATTGAAAGCGTTACCGACACTATGGTTTTTTATGGCCACGAGACCCCTATCGGTAAAATCACTTCGGGCGTAGATACTGCCGACGGTTTCCAAGTTACGGGCAGAATTTCAGAAACTAGCTTAGGTAACGACGTACTAACCCTTATGCGCGACGGCGTACTAAAGCGTATGTCTATCGGCTTTCGCCCTATCGAACAAACCGTAGACGGTAACACCATTACGCGCACTAAAGTAGATGCCGTTGAAATTTCCATAGTGCCACTACCAGCTTACGCAGCTGCCAAGATCACCGAAGTACGCGAAAGCGACGCTTCGGGAACCCCAGAAGATAACAACCAAACAGAAAGCGAAGGTACCGTAATGGAAGACCTATCACTAGACGTTGCTTCAGTAAAAGACGGCCTAGAAACCCTAGAGCGTAAGTTTGAAGCAATTTCAACCCCAGCGGTACCAGCCGCTAACCCAGCCCTAAAGTACCGCTCTTACGGCGAGTACGTACAGGCTTTCGCGAAGGGCGACGAAGACGCCACTACCCTAATGCGTACCTACGCTGCCGCAACTTCGGCAGACACTTACGCAGCACCGGGTTTTGTCGGTTTCATCAACACCCTAGTAGAGAACAACCGCCCTACCCTAAACGCGTTCACCCGCGCAGCTCTGCCAGAAGCAGGTCTAACCGTGGAGTACGCAAAGATTACCGCTAACGACACCGACGTAGACGCGCAGAGCGCAGAAAACGGCGCACTAGTACTAGGCAACCTAGAAGTAGGTTCAGCTTCGGCTAACGTCATCACTCTAGGCGGTGGCTCGGAAATGTCTCGCCAAAGCGTAGAGCGTAGCTCAATCCCTTACCTAGACACCGTATTTAGTGCGCTAGCGATCAACTACGCAAAGGCAACTAACGCAAAGGCTACCGCAGTAGTTACGGGTCTTTCTTACACGGGTAAGACTTTTGACGCAGACGGCGGTACCGCAGCTTCGATTATCGAAGGTATCACCGCGGGAGCTGCTTACATTGGTGAGAAGACCGGGCTTCAGGCCGAATTCTTGTTAGTGTCGCCAGACGTCTACACCCTACTAATCAAGACCGTAGCGGGCGACGGAAGACCGATCATCAACGTAGAAGGTGCGGGCGTAAACAACATTGGTAACGCTTCAGTACCAGCCCTATCGGGTTCGATCTTCGGTGGTATTCGTATTATTACCGATTTCTCGCTAGCAACAGGCTCGGCTTACCTAGCCAACAGCGCAGCTATCCGTATCTGGGAAAGCGCGGGCGCACCGCTACAGCTAACCCAGAGCAACGAAAAAACTCTTACTGAGTTTATCGGGGTCTACGGGTATGTAGCCGCAGCTGCCGTATGGGCAGACGCTATCGTAAAACTAGACGTAACCGCCTAGTAAACAAAGGTAAAGGTTATGGCGGTTACGGTAGAGCAATTTCGCGAATACGTAGGAACTAAGGAAGACAGCGCTTTTATAGACCGCTGCCTAGCCACAGGGCTAGCCAAAGTTACTAAGCGTATTGGTGAGATTACTACCGTACCCGCCGAACTAAAAGACCTATGCGTACTAGCAGTAGCTAGCGAGTGGTACCACCGCCGAGCAGCACCGGGCGGTGTTACCCAATTCGCAAGCTTCGACGGTAGCGCGTACCGTTTGGCTAAGGATACTATGACTAGTATTTACGCCGAACTCGATCAGTATCTAGGCGTGGCCGTATGACGAATGAGCTAAGCGCAACTAAAACCGCTTTTGTTGAAGACCTAGTAAGTGCTGGGTTTTCTTCTGAAATTGTGGCGTTTATCCCAGAGCGTATTACCCCGCCCGTAGCTATTGTTCGCCCGGGTGGCACCTATCTTAGCCCCCTAACTTTAGGCGGTGAGTGGCGTTTAGGTGTAGAGATAGATCTAATAGCTGCTACCGCTGGTAATGAATTGGTAGAAGAAAACTTAGACGCGCTTATCTGCGAACTAATTGCTTCTCTACCGAAGTATGCGACGTTACAAACGGTAAGCGCACCGCAAGGGCTTACAACGGGTAACGCAGAGTACTTATCGGCAACCGCCACCCTTGAACTAGCAATAACCCTATAAGGAAAGAGAAACTAAATTATGGCAGCTTCAACCCGCCTAGTTGCGAGAAACATCAAATTTACCGTAGATGGTGATGAGTTTTCTTGCGACGCAACCAAAATTACCCTAACCCCAGAAGACGCCCCCGGTGGTGTTCGTACTTTCTGCGAGACTAACGTAGAAAAGCAATGGAAGCTACAGCTAGACGGCATTTTGTCGCTCGACGCAACTAGCCTTTACCAGACCCTTTTTGCCCTTCAGGGTACTCAGGTTGCTTTTATGCTAGCCCCAGCTGGTAACGCTTCGCCGTCTACCACCGAACCGCACTACACGGGTAGCGTAATTATTGACGATCTACCACCAATGGAACTAACCGCGGGCGAAGGTGCCGTATTTAGCATTACTTACACCGTAGACAACGACACACACAACCCAGCCACCGGGTATTGGTACGGTCTTCGTAAGGTTACTTCGTAAGTCTCTAATGGCTTCAGACCTTTACAGCCGACAGGGTGCTATCGGCGTCGAAGGGCTTGCTAGTACTATCCGTACTATGAAGGCTCTCGGCGACGATACTGCCACCATAAAAGAAGCGTTGCGACAAGCTGCGCTAACTATGGCCGAAGCTGCTAAAGATACTATCCCCGAGAAAACGGGAAAGCTAAAGCGCACCCTAAGAGTATCAGCAACTAACTACGGTTCGTTTGTTTTGGCTGGTACTAAGAAAGTGCCGTACGCTAACCCGATCCATTGGGGCTGGTTTGTAGACCGTAAAAGCGACGCAGCTAGAAAATCTAGCCGTGGCTACATAAAGAAAAACATAAAACCAAATCCATTTTTCTCTAAAGCACTTGGCTACACTAAAGAAGAAATTTTTAGAAACTTTACCGACATTATGGAAACCGAAATAACTAACACCGTTAGGCGCGGTATTGGTGGCAGAATAAAGACGGGATCAAACAAATCCCAAGTTAGGTAACTCAAATGAACATAAGCGCATTTTTAGACACTCTTACACTCGGCGAAGTTGAGTATTACGAGACCGAAGTAAACGAACCTATCGGCGACGTATACGACAAAGGTTTTATAGCCAAGAGTACTATGGTGCTTTTTTATCTCCACAAGAAGCGTACAGACCCAAACTATACCCGTGAACAAACTAAAGACGTAAACCCGGTAGCTGCTATTGCCGAGTTAGAAGCGTACAACCCAAAAGTAACAGCCGAAGCCTAGAGCGTATGGCTATCTTTTGTTTGCGAACAGGCATAAGCCCAAGCGAATACAAGAAGCTAACACTAGGCGAGTACCAAGCGTTTATAGAACAAATAGAAAGATTAGATAATGGCTAGCAATAGTTTCGCGTTACGCTTCAAAATGCTCGGCGACGTAACCGGGCTAAGTAAAGCAACAAACCGCGCGGGCAAAGACTTAGGGCTATTAGGCAAAACCACTAACAAAGTTTCTAAGGGTATGAAGTCTGCCCTAGCAGGGGTAGGTTTAGGTTTATCTTTTGGCGGTATTGTTTCATACCTAAAAAACGCAGCAGAAGGGGCGGAGCTAGCCCGCCAAGCCGACGCCCGAGTATTACAAGTAGCTAAGTCTATGAAACTTTTCGGCGGTGCCACCGAAGCTACAACTATTAGACTTTCCAAGTACGCCGATCAAATGGAACTAACAACCGGGCAGACAGCAGAAGTTACCAAACAAACACAAGCCACCCTTCTTACTTTCGCTTCAGTAGGTAAAACCGCGAACAAGGTAGGCGGTATTTTTGACCGTGCTACACAAGCAGCCGCAGATTTAGCAGCTACGGGTTTCGGGTCTGCCGAGACTAACGCAATACAACTAGGTAAAGCGCTAAACGATCCTATAAAAGGTATTACGGCACTTGCTAAGGCTGGTGTTACTTTTACTGAAAAAGAAAAAGCCCGTATCAAAACTTTAGTTACAAGCAACAGACTAGGCGAAGCACAAAACCTAGTACTAAAAGCTATCGAAACCCAAGTAGGCGACGTAGCCGAAAAGACCGCACTAAGTAGTGTGAAACTACAAAACGCTTTAGGCCAAGTAAGCGACGAAGTAGGCGCAGTACTGCTACCGTACCTAGACAAACTAGCCAAATGGGTTACGAGTAAAGACGGGCAAGCCCAAATAAAGAAACTAGCGGGCGAACTAATCAACTTAGTAAAAGAAGCGGGCAAGTTTGCTAAATGGGCTTTAGATAACAAGGGTGCCGTTATGGGTATCGTAGGTGCCATAGCTGCCCTAAAAATCGGTAGTAGCGTTATTACGGGTTACCGTACCCTACTAGCCTTATGGCAGGGTCTAGTAAAAGCGGGCAAACTCATTAGACCGCCAGCCACGGGCGGGGGCGCACCCGGCTTAGACGTACCCGGTACAGGTGTGAACCAATACCGTAAACCTATCGGCCCGAAAGCACCGAGTAAACCGTTTGCTCTTGGCGGTGCTGTAACCGTCGCGGGAGCAGCTGCGGCTGCGGTAGCCGTTTACGGTAGCACTATGGTAGACCTTTATAACAAAGACAAAAAAGCGTACGCGCTCGAAGTAGCAGCACAAGTAAAACGGGCTAAAGATTACTCACCTAACGGTATGTTTTCGGCTACCGATTTACTAACGGGCGGTGCTAGTGGAGTAAAGCGCGGCACCGTGCCAAGCTTCGGCGGTTCCAATATGTCTAACGTAACTTACAAGGTTGTTATCGAGAACAACAACAACACCAAGATAACCGGGCGCGAGATTATTGAAAGTATCAAACAAGAAGCAAGACGTCGCGGGCAAACTTCGGGCGTTTATAACTTAGGATCCCTATAATGCCCGTCGTAGTAAAAAACCATAAATTCGATTTAGCTACCGACGTAAAGGTAGAGTACCAAGCACCTAACGACGGTATTTTTACTTGGAACCTATCGGCTTGGGATAACGGCGACGTATGGGCAAACACTAGTACTATTTCTTGGCGAGAAGTATCTGCCGAAGTTGTAAGTTTAGATTTCAACCAGCAAAGCCCCCTAAACGAAGGCTACCAAAACCTAGTAGCTTCAAACCTATCGCTAACCCTAGTAGGCGATACTCTAAACCCAGACATACAAAAACTCGCTTATGCTGGGCTACCTATCAAAATCTCGATAATGCCAGAAGACGGTATAGAACACGAACTATTTTTTTACGGCAAGATCCGAAGTTACAGCGTTAGTTACGAACCCGGTGTAAACCGTAACCAAATCACAATACAAGCAAGCGACGGCGTAGACACTTTTCTAAATACGTTACTCGACGTAGATTTTCCAATACAAACCGCAGATGAGCGTACCACCGCCATTTTTGAAATAATGACGTCTTTAGGTCTAAACGAAGTAATTCTAAATTGCCTAGATGATACCTATACTTTTGACGCGGTAACAGGAACCTACACCGTAGCCGAGCTAATAAACCCGTTACTACAATTTTTACAAACTAGAAACTCTTACAGCTATACCGAAGACTTAGGTAACTATTGGTTACAGATCATAGCCCTAACCCCGTCGGGAACCCCAGACGTTACCGTAACCGATACCAGCCCCCAAATCAACGCCACAATTCGGTACCACTCAATTACAAGCGGTACCGATAACTCGCTGGTATACAACCAAGTAAAAGTAACCGATAACACCGAGACCGTAGTAAGCAGTAAAACAGCTGCCGACGGTATCCAACTCAACGGCGTAAATAGTCTCGAATTTCAAACAAACGTAACCAGCCCGGCTATCAACGGCGCAACTTGGGCAGACGCAGTAATAGCTGATAGGAATAACAAAAACTATACAAACGTCTCGATGAACCCTTTAGACGAAAACAACTACTTAAGTAAATACGCATTACGCCTACCGTGGCAGTACGAAGTTATTTTAGAGACGTCTCGCACGGGAACTATGGTTACTAAAACTTGTACAAAAACCGCCCTACAAATGAGCATAAACACCGAAAGTATCACTATTACCATTGAACTAGCGAAACCCGAATAGGAACAAATGCCAAGAATGACCTTTACCGCTGGTAGCGACGCACTAGCTAGCGAAGTAAACACTTATCTTATGGATCAAGCCGTACAAACGTACGCAAGTGCCAGCGCACGTAACACGGCCATACCTAGCCCTACCGAAGGGCAGCTAACATACCTAAGCGACATAAACCAATACCAAGCAAGCCACGGCGGTAGTACTTGGTACCCGGTTGCTGGGCAAATGCCATTATACGACGCGGGCAAAACAGGTACACAAAACTTAGGTTCGGGTAGCGAAAATACTATTTCTTGGAATACGGCAACCGTAAACCGTGGTGGTTTTACTATCGCAAGCAACATACTTACCGTACCGCACACAGGTTTATACGACATTACCGCGCTTATCGGGTGGTCTGGTAACGCTACCGGGTATCGTATCGCCCGTTTATACGTAAACGGGTCTATCGTACTCAACGATTACAACACCCCAGCTACGGCTAACGCCATTACACAAGGCATAAACATTACAGGGCTTACCCTAACCGCTAACGACACTATCGAAATTCGCGGGCTACAAAACAGCGGGGCAACTCTAACCATAGGAACCGCAAGCCGTCTATTAGTTAGGTATGTCTGCCCATAATGTTATCTATTATCTACAAACCAACAGGCACGGTAGTAAGTACTCACGCTTTCGAGAAAGACGCCCAAGCTGCTCTACTCGTTATCGAAACTAACCCGCCCAGCCACGAAGTTATAGGCGAAGAAGAAGCGGTAGCAGATGAGTAACCCAATACCGACGGGTACACACGATTTACTATTAGCAATTTATAAAGACGTCGCAGAAATAAAAGCTGCGCAAAAACAGGTAGCCGATCACGAAGTACGTATACGCGAACTAGAAATAGTTAGGTGGCGTAGTGCTTGGGTTATCGGTGTACTATCGGCGGTTATTAGCTCTGCGCTAGTGGCCATTATTGTTAGGAGCATTACGCTATGAGTACAAAACAAGGCGCAGCTTACCCAGCCCCAGCCAAACCAACACCAAAACCAACAAAGACCCCTAAAACGGTTGTAGTAGTGGAAGAAGAAGTAAATGCCAGCGACAGCTAAAGCGGTAATTGTAGAAGCCCGTAAGCACCTAAACGTAGTAGAAAAACCAGCGAACTCAAACCGTACCCCGTTTGGTAAATGGTATGGTGCCGACGGTATCGCTTGGTGCGCTATGTTCGTAAGCTACGTTTTGGCACACGCGGGCGCACCCGAGATACTAAAAGGCGCACAAACCGCTAAAGGCTCGGCTACGGTTTCCAAAATCAAAGCACACCTAAAAAAGAAGGGTGCTAAACAAATCAAACCCGCCGACGCTATGCCGGGCGACATTATTATTTTTGACTTCCCCGGTGGATACGAAACAGACCACGTAGGGTTTATTCGTAACAAAACCCCGCAGGGCAAAAAAGTTATTCAGACTATCGAAGGCAACACCAGCCCCGCTAACGGTGGCGGTTCACAAGCTAACGGCGGTGGCGTTTACGCACGTACCCGTAGTTTCTCGGTAGTAGAAAGTATTTGGAGACCTAACTACGTTAGTGAAACCCCAGCCGACGCCGTAGCACCCGAAAAGGTTGCGGTGGAAGTAGCACCCGTAGAAGTTGTTTCAAGCCCGCCAGCCCCCGCCCTAGCCGTTAGTTTGGCTAAAGGATCATCAGGGGCTAACGTAAAGAAACTACAAGCTGCGCTAAAGATTACCGCCGACGGTATTTATGGGCCGCAGACCGAAGCCGCGGTAAAGGCTTTTCAACTAAAAAAGGGAATAGTGGTTACGGGAGTGGCCGACGAAGCTACCCAGAAAAGGCTATACAAATGAAGAAAACCCTAAAACGCGCTTGGCGTATTTTCTCTTTCACTCTAGGGGCTGGTCTAGCCGGGCTAGGTGCTGGTAATCTATGGGAACTAAACATAATTCAAAGTATCGGTATGGGTGCCACCGTCGCCCTTATCGCTTTAGTAATTGCCCTATCGTTTACTCACGCGGGTAAAGGTAAAGTATCAGAAGAAGATTTCGACGCTGCTATAAACTCGGCTATCGAAACGGTAAAAAGTAGTACCAATAACCAAAAAAAGCAGTAGTATCTAATACGAGTAGTAGCTCCACTTACAAATAAACATTTCCCCCAGAAAAATCTATTTGTTGCTTGTGGTGTCTGAACCCTAGGGGCTACTACTCGCCAAACCACACATAGAAGGAACTCAAAAATGAGCTATCAAAAAAATAATGACTACGTAGAAGTAGCAGACCGCGTACGCGATTTTCGAGAAAAATACCCAACAGGATCACTAACCCAAGTAAACCTACAATTTTTAGAGTTTGCTGGTAAATCTTGGGTAGTGTATACCGCAGCTGCCTACCGAACCCCAGAAGACTTACACCCCGGTATAGGTACCGCTTGGGAACAAGTACCGGGTTTGACGCCGTACACCAAAAACAGCGAAGTACAAAACGCAGAAACCGCAGCTTGGGGTAGGGCTATGGTGGCAGCTTTAGCCGTAGACACTAAGAAAATTGCTAGTGCCGACGAAGTGCGGGCGCGAGACGCCGAAAGACAAACCCCAGCCGACGAACCTAATTGGGTTGAGCGCGCCAAGTCTATGGATCACGCAAGCCTACAAGGCTGGTACAAAATGGCAGCTCTCGCAGGGGCAAGCCAAGCCGTTTTAGAGCAAATCGTAGCCATAGGGAGAGAGAAAGCCCCCAGCGCGGGAACTCAAACCGCAGCCGGGGGCTAATGGGGCGTCTAACTCGCCCCCGCCTAGCACCACACGCTAGGCATAAAACAACTATACCAAACATAGGAAAAAATGAGCATAGAAGCAGTAGCCGCCGTGCTACACCATAGCCAAGCAACCCCTACGGCCAAACTTGTACTAACCGCGATAGCTTGGCACTTAGGCGAAGACCCTAGTACGGGGTGTTTTCCAAGCCAACACACTTTAGCGCACTACGCAAACGTAAACGTACGTCAAGTGCGACGCGCTTTAGATCAACTAGTACAACTCGGCGAGTTAGAAGTATGGAAGCACGGGGGGCGTAGAGTAGCTTCTACCCCCGCGAGTAACCTTTATTTTCTATTGTTAGATTGCCCGCCCGGTTGCGATAATTCGTTACAGCATAAACAAGTTGTAGCGGTAATAAATGGTAGGTCTAGCGGTAATTTACGGTCTGCCTAGCGGTAATAAATGGCAGAAAAGTTACCAATAATTACCTACTAATAAACAATAAACAACACTAAACAACAAGAAATACTTAAAAGGAAAGTTGAACAAATGAGCAACCACACACTAACCGCAGCAGAAGTAAAACTAGCCCGTAATTGGGTGAACCCAGAAAACGGCAAACAGTACTTTATTGTTACAGCTTGGGAGAAGTACACACACTTCACGGGAGAAGTAAAAAGCCGACGCTGGTCTATTTGGTTCGAAGTAATCCTAGATCTATGCGAAGGCGATCTAATTGACGTCTCGGGCGATCTAGGCACCAAAGTAGGCAAATGGGAGAAAGACGGGCAAACCCATAACGTCGTTGAACACTCACTAACCGACGCAATACTAAAAGCTACCAACACAACCGGGCGTAAAGGTGGCAACCTACTAGGCCACGATCAAGACGAAATACGCAAATACGGCCACCCTACCTACGGCGCAGTAGACGGCACCGCCAACATTGAAAGCCCCTTCTAATGACGGCAATAGCGTTTTGGGTGTATGGAGAACCAGCCCCCAAAGGTTCCCTAGTAGCAGTACGTCGCGGTGTGTATCTCGAAAGCAACCGCAAAACACTAAACCCGTGGCTAGCTGCGATAAAGGAGAAAGCCCGCAAATTAGAGAAACTAGGAAACCTAGACGGCAACCTAACCGTAGACCTAATTTTTTACCTAACCCGCCCAGCCACCGTAACCCGGTTGCTACCAAACGTAAAGCCCGATCTCGATAAATTGGTACGCGGGTGTTTTGACGGTTTGAAAGGTTTTATACTCGACGACGCGAGAATAGTAAACGTAACCGCAACCAAACTATACGCACCGCACGGTAGCCCAGCTGGGGTATACATACAGATAGAAAAACTAGATCAAAACGCCGTTACCAAAATGTTACCTAAATAGTGTCGCGTAGCGGTAAAAAGTGGTAACTTAGTAATACAGCAACAAACCACACAAACAGAAGGAACTCAAAAATGTACAACTACACCAGCAAACTAAAGACCTACTACTTCACTATTCAGCACCCAGAAACAGGGAAAGCTATTCACCAGAAGTACCCAGCAGCGAATTTAGAAATGGCTAAAAAGGTTTTAGTAATTGCTAACGACGATCGAGTATTAGACCTAATTTTAGAAATCAAAGTAAGCGCGTAACCATTGCCTTATTGGTACGTAAAATACTTAGCCCTAAGAACTCGAACAGAAAGAATACGCAAAATGAAAGAACTCGCGTCAATTTTCGACGAAGTACTAGAACACCGCAAAAACAAAGAACACTACAAAGCGGGCGAACTAATACTACAAACCAGCCGACGCCTAAAAATAGATCAAGAAGACCTACTCGAACTACTTGTAGATTACGTAGGTGCTAATTGAAAGACGCAACCATAACCCTAGCTTTTTTCGCTGGGTTCGTAATCCTAATGAACATACTCGCGTTTATCGTAGCCATACTATTTAGTAATTGGATCACCGCAACAATCACATTTACAGGGATACTAACCGCACTATGCTACGCCCTATACTCACTAATCAAAAAGGAACTCTAAAATGCCACGCAAAGCACGTAAAACAGACCCAATAACCAGCCACCTAGCAGCCGAAAGCGTAACCGAAGAAACCCTAACGCGTATAGAAAACTTGGTAAGCCAAATTTTCCGTACAGGGCTACACCTAACAGACGAAGAACTAGTAAACGTCTACACCAAAAACGGCTACCCCGGTACACCACAAGCCGTACGAACCGCCCGCAACGAACTAGCTAACCTAGAAAAACTAGAAATAGTAGGCATAGGCAAAACAAGCCACGGGCGTAAAGCGCGGGTATGGGCTTGGGTATTTTGAGACCCCTAAAAATCGGTAGCCTATTTAGTGGCTACGGCGGTCTCGATCTCGCAGTACTCAACATACTCGACGCAGAAGTAGTTTGGCATTGTGAGTACGACAAAGCACCAAGCCAAATACTCGCAGCTCATTACCCAAATACCCCGAACTATGGAGACGTAACAAAAATAGACTTCGCCACCATAGAGCAAGTAGACATACTTACGGGCGGGTTTCCCTGCCAAGATCTCTCGGTAGCTGGTAAACGTGCTGGTCTAAAAGACGGTACCCGATCCGGGTTATGGTCTTACTTCCTAAAAGCAATAGAAACACAAAAACCTAAACTAGTAGTAATCGAAAACGTAAGGGGCTTACTAAGTGCCGAAGCAACAATTTATAGCGATTTGGAACCCTGCCCGTGGTGTATGGGAGACGGATCAACCGAACCTACTCTGCGCGCACTCGGCAGCGTACTCGGAAGTTTGGCCGACGTCGGGTATAGCGCAAAATGGTACGGCGTGCGCGCTTCCGACGCTGGGGCAGCTCACAACCGATTTAGAGTATTCATTATTGCGTACCCCGAGCGTAACGGATAGTACAGGCGGGGCTATTAGTGAAACCCAAGCACGTAAGCGCGGGCGTATGGTAAAGGTAGCCGATCAAGCTGCCGAGTTAGCCTATAACAACGGTCTAAAAGTAAGCCCTACTATTGCTAATAGTCTGCTACCTACCCCGACGTTAGGCCACATAAGAAACTACGACGAACCCGTAGAAGACTACTTAGAGCGCAAAGCTAAAGGCGCGACGGGCGAGTATCGCGGTACGCCCGGTATCTCTTTAGGTGTTGCGGTGCGTATGGAGATGTTGCCGACACCCGTAGCAGTAGAAGGCACTAAAGGTATGACTTCAAGCCCCGAACACCGAAAAGCAACAGGCCACCAAGTAGGGCTAAGTAATTACGCCCCGACACTTACCCATAATTGGGGTAGGTTCGAGCCAGCTATACGACGCTGGGAACAAGTAATAGGCAGACCAGCCCCAGCAGCTACCAAACCCGACGGCAAAGACGGGGCGCACCGCCTAAGCGAACAATTTACGGAATGGCTAATGGGCTTACCCGAAGGCTGGGTAACCGGGGTAGGTCTAAGCCGTAACGACGCCCTAAAAGCTTGCGGTAACGGTGTAGTACCACAACAAGCAGAATTAGCACTACGAGTACTATTAGAAAACACCCAAATAGAAGGAATAAACAAATGAGCGAACCAGATCTAACCCCCCTTATTCAAGCAAGCCGAAAGTTAGGCCGCGTCGAAGCCAAGAAAGAGCTACAAGACCGCATAGCAGACCTACACCGCCCGGTAGAAATCGTAAGCGAAGTAATACTATGGCTAAAAGAAAGCGAAGCTAACTAATGGAATACTACGATCTAGTAGACACACTAGTAACGGTACGCAAAACTAAAAACTTTTCAGAATACTACCGCGCACTAATGAAAGCCGAGAAAGCCTATAACCCTATTGGCAACTTCAAAATACTCACTGCTCAACCAGCCCTAGCTGCCAAACTAGCCACCGAACTAGGCAAAATACTATTTCCTAATTGCTTAGGGGTTCACGTAGTAAGCAGTACCGCAGGAAAAGTAATTTGGTTGCGAACCCTAAAAGCCGAAAGCTACACCGATAACGATCCCAAAGTATTACGTAAAATCGCTAAAGAATTGCCCGATCTCAAACTATACGTTATTCAAAACGGCGTAAGAAAGCCCTACAATGGCCGAGTGGCATAGCTCTAAAGAGTGGCGAGAAGCGCGAACCCGCGCCCGCAAGACCCTACTACCACTATGTAACTACTGCGGTAAAGACCTAGTAGGTAATGACTTCACGATAGACCACATAGTACCGCCAAGCCAATCACCGGGCGGTATCCCAAACCACGCAGCAGACAACCTACAAGCACTATGTAGGTCTTGTAATAGCCGTAAGCAAGACACCGTACAAGTACGTACGAATTGGAGAAGCCCCAAATGGTACAACTAAAGCTATGGTACAAACCCAAGCACCGCGGTAAGACACAACACCGTATACGCCTGCTACAAGACCTATACACCGCGTTACACTACATAGGGCATACAAGTAGACTAAACCCCGTCATAAAGCGCGTAGCGGTTTTTTCTATACGGGGTCTGGCACCCCGCCCAGCCCCTACGTCTTACACAAAAGGGCTAAAAAATCCGAGAACCACAACTAAAGGAATTGAATTATGAAAGATCAAGTAACGAAGTGGCTTGAAAGCCTAGAGCTAGACGCAAAGCAGAAAATTCTCGCAACCTTGATTATCGAATTAGCTGCCGATTATGAGCGAACCCGAAATACCAGCACCGCCGAAGCTATCCGTAAAAACATTGGTGAGTTATCTCGCTCGCTCGACGCTGGCCAAGTAGAAGAAGACCCGCTTACCGCGCTTATTGCCGAACATAAGAAAAATGCTTCAGCTACCCGCCCGCTATACTAAACCGCTTTCGGATAACTTCCCAAGCGACGGTTATTTACTTGTGGATCTTATCGAGCGTTATTTTACTTCGCCCGAAAACCCCGACGGTATCAAGTTAGATGAGTGGCAAAAGTGGCTACTCATTCACTTGCTAGAGCGTTACCCAGAAAATCACGAAGACCCGACGAAAGCAGGGCGGCTTAGGCTAAGGCAAGCTTTAGTTAGTTTGGGCAGACAAAACGGCAAGAGCTTCTTAGCCAGCGCGCTCGGGGTGTACGGTTTACTACTCCACGAACCGGGTGCCACGGTACTTAGCTTGGCTTCTTCTGCCGATCAAGCGCGAATTATTTACCGCCGAGTTTTACACATAGCCACCCAAACACCTTTAGCCCGGTACTTCAAGAAAGCCACCGAGTACCGCGGTATTACTACTGCCGACGGTTCAGGAACTTACGACGTAAAAGCAGCTAAGGAAAGCGCAGTACAGGGTATACCTATTTCATTGTGTTTAGTAGACGAGTGCCACATTATCCCCAAAGGTCTTTACAGTAGCGCGGTCTTAGGTACTACTTCTTATAAAGACGGTATCGTAATCGGCATTACCACCGCGGGAGATGATACCAGCGAGACGCTAAAAGACTTATACGCGACGGGTGCCGAAGCCATAGAAGGTAAAGACCCAGAATTAGAGCGTTTTGGGTTTTTCGTTTGGGAAGCCCCCGAAGGTTTGGAAGTAACAGACCCGCAAGCAATTTACGCAGCTAACCCCGCCGTAGCTGCTGGGCGTATCCCTATTGAAAGCGTAATAAGCGATCTAAAAGCAATTCCCGAACACGAAGCCCGACGTTACCGCCTAAACCAATTCGTAAGCGGTAGCAAAACGTCGTGGCTACCTATCGAGTATTACCATAAAGCAGCTGGCCGTGGAATTACAGACCTAACCGGGGTAACGCTATCGGTTCGAGTTACTTCACGCTGGGAGTACGCAACTATCGCAGCTGCTAAACGTAATGGCGACAAAATCGAAACCGAGTTAGTTGCGTCGCTGGTACAACCAAACGAAAATACGCTTTATAACGAAATTGTAGACCTATACAGAAAGTTTGGGGCTTACGCTATCGCCCTAGATAGCCAGCAACTAAGCAACCTACAAAAACGGCTAAAACAAAACGGCTTCAACTTATACGCACTATGGGGTAAAGAATTAGCCGACGCAAACAGTAACGTATACCAGCTATACCTACAAGAAAAGATAGAGCATAATAACGATCCACTACTAACCGTACAAATGCCCCGCGGTGTACCGCATTACTCGGGGGATAAGTGGTTTTTACGTCAAGCCGACGCCATAGGCGACATAGATAGTTTGTTAGCGCACGTATACGCGGTTCACGTAGCCGCGACACGCCAAGAAGCAAGCGGCGGTATTTTCTAACCGTTACTTACTATTAGAGTAATGGCGAACATTATTGAGCGCACTTTACACCGCTTCGGTTTTGAAAAACGAAGCGTAGAAGTTGTTGTACCCTCTAGGTCTGCTACGGCAGCTACCGCTAAGACCGCCCTAAGCCTAACCCCTATTCAGCGCGGTATAGACATTATCGCCACCCCGGTTAGCAAAATGGCTTTAGAAACCTACCGCTACGCGGGCGGTATGGAGCAGAGAATAGAAAACCCGCTATTTGTAAATAGCCCGTCTCTAGTGAACACTCGACGCGAGCATTTTTTTATGACGGTAGTAGATCTAGCTCTTGACGGCAATTCTTATTGGCTAAAACAATTTGATACCGTAGGCCGAGTAAATAGCGTACAAATTTTACCCGCTACTTCGGTACTAGTTGAGCAGGATAGTTTCGGCACTATCACCTACACCTATAACCGTAAAAAGTATTCGGCTAACGAAGTTGAACACCTAAAAAAGTTTTCTATGGCGGGCGAACTAAAAGGCTTTAGCCCAATTCAACTATGTAAAGCCGACGTCTTGGCAGCTTTAGAGTTACGTGATTACGCTGCTTCTTGGCTAACAACTTCGGGTACACCTACCGGGGTACTAAAAACCAATAAAGACTACACAAAGGCAGAAGCCGACGCACTTACCGCAGCTTGGCACGACAAACAAGCCAAACGCCAAGTAGCCGTACTTTCGCAAATCGAATACGACACAATTACCCCAAGCCCTAAAGATGTACTCTTTACCGAAGTACAAGCACTAACTACACAAAACCTAGCGCGTATGTTTGGTATTCCAGCCCGCCTACTTCTAACCGGGGTAGACGGTACTTCAGATACTTACAGCAACCTAAGCGACGAAAACCAAACTTTCTACCGTCATACCCTAATGAGCTACTTAGACGCCATAGCCGACGCTATGAGTAATTGCCTACCCCGTGGCACGTCGGTACGCTTCAACTTTGAGAGCCTATTCGCAGCAGATCAAGAAACCCGTTACAGAATGTACTCCACCGCCCTAAACGGCGAAGCGTTTGCCACCGTCGAAGAAATTAGAAAGAAAGAAGGGCTAGGGCTATGAGCGAACTAGAAACCCGCGAACTAGAGCTGCGTTTAGATAACGCAGAAGACCGCACTTTTAGCGGTATCGCAGTACCGTACAACGAAACCGCTAACATTGGTGGCCGTTACTTAGAGCGTTTTGCGCCCGGTGCTATTGAAAGCGTTACCGACACTATGGTTTTTTATGGCCACGAGACCCCTATCGGTAAAATCACTT